GTAAATTGTTACCAACGGACATTTGAATATGTATTAAATTAATTAATTACATACATTTATTTATAAATCAAAGATTTGAGAGGAAATTGTTGAATAAGTTCAACTTATGCTCTTCAAGTGCTCTTTGATTGACGAGAGTATTAATTCTCTTTTTGGTTGTTTCTGCGAGTTGTTCACGAAGAATTCCTCCTTCCCAAATCCACTCCTTTCCTTCCATAATTCCATTGACGAAAGCGTCAGGAGCAGAAGGATCGGCAACGATATCAGCAGCAGTTGCCAACTGGAAATCTTCACCGACAACTTTGTGTCCTTCACTAGTGGTTTGGAGTGAACCAACACCACGAGAAGAAACACCAAGCATTACACCTTCATCAAGAAGTGAGGATGCAATTTTACCCATAGGGGTAGAAAGGATTTGTGCCTTTCCTCTGAAGTTATTACCTTCTTGTACCAGAGAAGTAATTTTATGAGAAACACGATCAAGATTGACGGTAGGACCATCAGGGTGACCGAGTTCGCCAAGAGCACGACCCTTATTGACGAAAGTTTCGCAGTAGCGACCTACTTCACGAGAAAGGGTTGACATGGGATACATTCTCCCATTACGGTTCTTGATCTCGCCTTGAAGGAATACACCTTCAATGTACAGTTTTTTATTATCACCTTTTCCTTCGGTGATAATCTGTACGTTTGTTACTTCTTCTGTGATAAGTTTCATTGTTTTTTTATTAACCTAGTACTGGATTGTTATTTTCATCATGACGTTGATAGGTTCCAGGAGTCACTGGATTGTTATTTTCATCATGACGTTGATAGGTTCCAGGAGTTCTAGTTCCGATACCTGCTGCACTATTGTAAGTATATGCAACATAATCGGCATTAAAGTTTTCGTAAGTTACAGTAGACCATCCTTCTGTACCACCAAATTGAGTTTCCGTCGTTTTTCCTGGTTGGGGAACAACTGGATTATTGTTTTCATCATGGCGGATATATGGCATTACTCAGACTCCTCTTCCGTATCAATCTCTACTTCATCGGCAGGTTCGTCACCAACCTCAGTTTCAATTTCATCTTCAACTTCAGGATATTCAAACTCTTGACCAAACATTGCATTAGAAACGTAAGGTCTTGCAATATCAATTCGTTCTGCTGCTTTTGCATACAGAATTTCTTTCATTTTGTCGCTAACTTCAGATGGAGAAGCATCTGTAGCGATCAAATCGATAACATCTTCCATGAAAAATCAATATGTTAATATAATTTATTTATAACTCAGCCTTTCTAGTATCTTTTTGATACTGAGCATCAACCTCAGCAGCCATAGCATTCATATCTGGTTCAGCAGGAACTTCACCCATTGACATTGGGTCTGCACCCATTCCTTCCATTCCAGAACCTTCACCAGGAACTCCTTCTGCTGGTTGTGGAAGTGGTTGACCAGTTACTGGATCAATTGTGGATGGATCTGGGATGATACCCTTTTGAATTTCATCTTCAATTTGCTCATCAATCTCAATAATTTCTTGATCAGTTTGACGAAGAATCCTCTTACGCACATATTCAGTAGAGTAATACTTACCAATGAAGGGTTCAATCTGAGCAAGATTTCCAAGTCTACCTTGAATCATTTCCGATTCTTTCAGTTCAGCAAATTGGTTATCATACAAGAAATCATATTGAATATGGTCTCTCATTACTTCCCAATCATCTGGAGAAACAATGTTCTTAAGAATCAATTGAGTTTTCAACATATCGTTGAACATCTGTGCAAAACGCTTTCTCAGACGACCAACAAACTTAGAAAACTTAAGTTCATCTCTCAAGATTTCTGAAGAACGACCAAGATTGAATCCACCATCGGCAGCGATTCTTGATTCGGGAACTCCAAGTGCTCTATAAAGTTTTTTCTGAAAATATTCAATATCAGCAAGTTCGCCAAGATTTTGTCCACCAGGAAGTGTAGTGATTTCTGTGCCACGACCACCTTCTCTACGTGGTAACCAGAAGTCTTCCATCATAGACATAAACTTCTTGTCATCACGGACTTCACCAGTCTGTGCATTATATGCAAGTTTATTTCTATAGCGAGACATAACCTCACGGAGGTATTGCTCTGCTTTTACTTTTGGAAGATTACCAACGTCAATATAGAAAATTCTACGTTCTGGTGCTCTCGATAATCTATAGATAACCAGAGAATCCTCAATCATTCTGAGTTGATTGAGTGCCTTGATTGCTTTGTGAAGATATGAAAGAACGGTATTCTTATTTCTATCTACCAGACCAGAAGTGCAATATGTTACTGCATCTTTTGCAATTTTGACCGATTTCCCTCTTCCACCAAGACTGCCTGTTGGATAGTTTGGTGATGGTGTATATTGAAAATATTCTTCAAATTCTGGACCATTTTGATATTCTAAAGGATTTTTACCATTCCCACTAACTCTAACAGCACCAGTATCATACTTACCGTTAGGGTCTTTCTTCTCTTGACGAATATACTTCATCTTAAGAGGATCAATATACCTCAGTTCTTTGATTCCTTCCTGAGGTGCTTTTATATCAATAACTTTCAGATAGTAAAGTCTACCATCAACATACCAGTTGCGGAAGATTTCGTGAGACTTTCTATCAAAATCTAAAATTTCTTTGAGATATTTGAATTCTTCTCTAATCTTTTTCTTAAGTCCTTCGCTAGCGTTTAAATTTGATAACTCAATCTCTACAGGAGAGTCATACAAATCGCTAACAATTGCTTCGTTAACTACATCTTCAATCGCACCATCCGCTTCGGGATGTAACGACATTTCTCTATATCGTCTTATTAAATCATGCTCTGTTTTATAAACACCTTCAATGTCAACATATTGACCATAAAATCCACTACTGATATAATTATCAACCCCGTCCTGATTAGTTTCAGGAACGGGGGAGACAACTGAAGGTGATTTATTTTGTTTGTCGTCAATTGAAAAACCAAAAAGTTTGGCCATAATAATTTCTGGTGGTCTCGTTATTTAACTATTTAGTTAATATCTTCACCGCCAGCATTATCGCCAGTACCCTTGGTAGCTTCCCACCACTGAACTTGAAGTTCAACAGTGAATTCTTGGATGCCCTGAGCATCGTATCCAAGGTCGATTGGCGAGACCTGAGTTGGGAATACATCGTAGAAACGATATGTTCTCAGAACAGAACCATCGCGATCGAGTTGCATAACGTATGCATCTGCCTGATAGGTTGCTGGATCAGTTAATCCAGTGTTATCAGATACTCTGTTGATGACATTCATCCAACGCTCCATAGCGGAGCGAATAGCAAAGTCGGTATCGTTGATAACGGTAACTGTCCAGGAATCGAAGGTTCTATCACCTGCGATTTTCAGAACACGACCTCTGAAAGGAACCTCAATTTGCTGGATGTTGGATGCTGGCATATTAGCACCCTTGACCAGGAATCTTGATTTCTCAAGAGTATCGGAATCTGGTTGTGCGGCATCTGGGAAGTTAAGAACGACTTCGAAGAGATTGGCGCGAGCGCCACCACCCGTTAATTTACTCTTGAAGTCAGTAATCTTCCTTAGTGGGGGTGGATTGATTTGCTTGTAAGTAGCCATTAGTTTTGACCTTTAGAAGAAAAATTAAACTGAACCGATAACTTCTTCAAACGCGACTCCAGTTCTTGTAGCAACAAAGGTAAGACCGATGAAGTTGATAGAACGTGCAGGTTTGATGAAGATGTCAGCAACAAATTCATTGGCGTCAATGACTGCTGCTGTGTTGTTTGTCTCATCACAAACAACTACGAAGTCCTGAATACCTCTCTTAGACTGAACATCGCGGAGGAATGGTTCTACGATATTAACGAAATTGGTTCTAGTGATTTCGTCGTTGAATTCGAAGAGGAAGTCCTTAGCAGCTGCAGAGATTGCGTCTTCAAGGTAGATGAACAAACGGCGAACGTTAATTCTATCAAACGCGGAAGACTTACCAAATCCAGTCTTATCACCGAAGAGGATAATACCTGCTCCAGGTGAGAGAATAACTGGATTGATTCTTGCAGAATACAGAAGGTCTCTTTGCTTCTTACCAGGATTGTATGCTAGTTTGACTGCATTCAGAATAGCACCTCTAGAAGTTCCAGCAGGTGAGAACCATGGGAACTGTTGGATATCAGTTCTAGCACAAGTACCAGCGACATCTCCATTCAGAGGAACATAACGGAAGGTGTCATTGAAGCGGTCATACATGTACTTATAACCACTATCAAAGATTCCATAAGTAGTTGAAGTTGCAGATGAATAGAATCCAAGCACGTTGTTGGTGATTGTATCAATGTCATTGACTGCTACAGTTCCAACTTGGTTGTCGCTGATAAATGCACCTCTATATGGAGAGATGAATGCAACAGCATCTTTTCTTGCTTCAGCAACTGCAATACACTTGTTAGCAAGTGCTTGTGCTTGTTCCTTGGAGTAGTTTGCAGAACCCATAAGAATGAAGTCTACTTCATACTCTTCAGTATTCTCAAACTTAGTCAGACCAGAAACAATATCATCAAGACCAGAATACAATGAACCAGCAGTTACATAATCTGTAGTATCAGAACCAGCAGTAGAAGCATAGTTTGTACCACCTGCAAGTGTTCCAGTGAATGCACCGATACCAGCAAAGTTTACATTCTCTGCATCTTGATCCCAACCAGCGTCATCATCAAGTTCAAATACATCAGCACCATTATCACTATGAGCAATTGTTGTAATTCCAACAGGAGCAGAACCACCGAAGATATATTCTGAATTGGTGTAAAGATACTTTCTCCAGTAAGATGGGGAACCAACAGAGAACGTTGCATCCGATGCTTTAGAGAGACTCAGGTGCTTCTCAAGGATTGTACCTGCATTGCCACTAATTGTTCCTTTGTCATCAATAACAACAATGTGAACTTCGTCAAATCTACCACCTCTTGCAGCAGCATAATCTGAAGTATCTGGTTTATCTGCTAATTGATCCCACTCAAGAGAACCAACAGTCAGTGGAATACTTTGATTTTCAAACCAGTCTCTTTCACCAGTATATGCTTCTGTAGTAAATGGAGTTCCAACACCATTAGTGTGAATCGCAACATTACCAGTTTGTGGAAGTGCATACGCACCATTTTGCTGATAATCGATATTAGTCGCTGTTCCTTGAGCAGAAACGTGAGAGATAATTTTTACCGATACTTGACTAGAACCAATTTCGGTAATAACTCCTCTGAAATATCCATCCAACACTGAAGTTGAACCAGCACCAGCAACAGTAGTATTTTCAGGAACTACCGCAGTGAATCCATATCCAACATTAATGCTAGTGGTATCGATACCAGTCAGAATTTGGTCTGCTCTAGCATCAATAATTGCTACTTTAATGTCGTTTGCCCAAGAACCAGGATTTCTTGCGGCAACAGTTACATTAGTGATTACATTCTCGTCATAACCGAGTTGTTCGTAATGCTCTGTGCTCTTGATTCTTACGCTATTACCAGCACCAACAAAGGCATTCTTGAGTCCTAGTCCTGTTGATGGGGCATAGTCATCTGCTCTTGAAACAAGCATCACACCACCATAAGCAAGATAGGATGAAGCTACCATCCAGTGCTCATAGTGCTTGTCGGTTGAGTAAGGTCTGCCGAAAGTGTTTAAGAGATCATCCTCAGATTCGA